GATGTCCTACGGCGGAGGTATTCACAAGCCGGGGTTCAAACGTAATGGTCTATTGAGAACAACACCCTACCCGCAGACATGGCGGGAATATCCGGCCGTAGTGCGAGAATGTGCGGCCGAACTCCGGAACCGGAATATCGAGATCAACAACATGGATGCTCTGCAGGTCATGTCCCGGTACGATACGCCGGATACACTGCATTACGTGGATCCTCCCTATGTGCAATCTACCCTCGGCAACCGCGTGAGGTACGCGCATGAGTACGACCAAGAGGACCATGAACGGCTTCTTGTTTTCCTCCAGACCTTGAAAGGCAAGGTTGTCCTATCCGGCTACGATTCCGAGCTTTATTCCGCCTATCTGGACGGCTGGCGGAAAGAATGCAAGGTCTCCCACGACACACAGGGCGGCAAGAAGATTGAATGCCTGTGGCTCAACTACAACCCCCAACTGACGCTTTTTTGATATGGCAACATCACGCATGATACGAGAAGGGTTTCTCGATTCGGAAAAGGTAGCGGCTTTGTCGTGGCGAACCGAGTGTTTCTTCCATCGGCTTTTGCTGGTGGCGGATGACTACGGCCTGTTTGACGCTCGACCAACGGTATTGAGGACTCGCTTATTTCCCCTGCACCTTGACAAAGTCAGTAACCAGGACATTCAAGACTGCCTCCATGAAACGGAGGAAGCCGGGCTTGTAAGGGCATACTGTGTCGGGGGCAAGGATTATGTGCAGATCATCAATTTCGGGCAGCGCAGACAGAGTAAGCCCAAGTTCCCGCTTCCTGACGGTGATTCTCCGTGCAATACAGTGAATCACGGTAGTTCACCGTATTCCACCGTGACTCACCGTGAACCACGGAAATCCACCGCTTATACGGAGACGGAGACGGAGACGAATACGAAGTCGGAGACGAAGACGGTACCTGTAAGCCAGGGTGTAGAACAGTTCCCACGGAGTGCGGAGGAAGTGCGGCTTTTCATGGCGGCCCAGCTTATGACTCCCAAGGGAGACGAACTGAAACGGTGCGCAGAGTCGTTTTTTGATGATTTCAGCGCCCGTGGCTGGCGGGACAGCAAGGGGATTCCTCTTGCCGATTGGAAGCCGGCGGCCCGCAAGTATGCCCGCTCCTGGGCAACCAATAATGTGCAGCATGGGCGGCAACAAGGTCCATCTGGACGGAAGGACGCCAACGCAGGAAGGAGATACGAATGATGGATGATATTCAACACTTGGCTGGGCAAGTTGCCCTTGCGCCATCTCAAAACGGGATTGTCCGCAATTACAAGCCTGTACGGTACGATATGGGCGGCTTTGACGAGCGAGTGCACCCAGAGGTTCAAGCCATGCACCGCGAGGCACAGTGGTTCATCAACGACGTGGTGAACAAGGTTCGTCCGCGCCGCTGGCTTTCCCTGTTGGGGGCTTCCGGGGTGGGCAAGACGCATCTGGCGGAGTCCGTGAGGACTGCATTGGTCAAAGAGCGCCCCACGATTCCAATCCAGCTTTGGAAGTGGCAAAAGGTGGTTTCCATGCTTCGTTCCGGGGACTGGGCATTCGTGGAGTATCTGGTCAAAGAGGTGTACGTGCTGATTCTGGACGACATCGGAGCTGAGAACACCACGCCTTCCATTCTGTCCGCGCTGAACCGTGTTGTTGACGGACGGCTCGGGAAATGGACGATGCTCACCTCCAACCTGCTGCCGAAACATATCGGGGAACATTTGGATGCCCGTATCGCCTCCCGCCTGTACCGGGGC